ATATTGACCGTCCTGTAGCCCAACTATGACGATCTTGTTTGCGGTTTTTGTAACAACCTCGGCAGGCTCGTAGAATCCAGCTCCCGCTGGCTTGATGAAAGCGTCGGCCGTTACGTCAAATTCGTTATTGTTCTGCAGTGTGAGCACCATACGCGAGATATATGTACCGTCACTGTTGAGGGTCATTACATCTTCATTCGTTTGAATTTTTACGATCACAGGTGGCTCTGGCTGCCTTAACGAGAAGGGCAGAGTTATATTGCTTTCAAACGCTGGAATAACCCCTGTCTCGGCATCGAATATAGCTGGAGCATAGTTGACCGCCGTTATCTCTGCAGCCAGATCCTGCGTCGGTCTGATAGAGCTGATAATAAGATCCAGCTCCTCGCCGGACTCAAATACCGAAACCAGATCCTCCACACTAACATCACCCGGCAGGCTAAATGGCGTTAAGAACGTCAGCACGTTGGTGGTGCCGCTCATTGCCCCCAGCACCTCAACTCGGAAGTTGTTGTCGTCGATCCGGATCCGGGCGGTGTATTGCACGCCACTTGTGAAGTCCATTTCGTCGTCCAGTGTTACGCCTGTTACGTTTGATCCATCATCCTGGATGCTTTGGATCCGTCCAGATCCCACACCGACCAGCGGCACGTCATTAACCATTACAATTCGATCGCCGCGTGTCGCCACAAGGTTTTCGATATCCATAAAGAACTTGTGGGTTTCGGCACGCAGGCGGATGGTTGCCAGATGCCTCCGGGCGTGCTTATAGGCAAGCTCGGCATTAGTGGCAGACAGGTATTCCAGGCGTTCAAACAGTGTCGCATTGCCAGCGTTGTAGCCATCATCGTAAACAATCACCTCGTCAGTGCGATATCCCTTGTCAGCGTTACGAAACTCCACACGGAAGGCGTGCGGCGTGTCTGGAAAGGTTATCTCGCCTCCATAGCCCCAGCTATTGTGGGGTGTAACCATTTGCACGATGGTGGCCTTCGCCTTATCCACCACAACCGAATATTTCCCGTCCAGGATGGTCGGGCTGGCTGCTCCGGCGGCGCATATATCCCGGAGCAGATCAAGCACGCTGGCTTCATAATCCACATAATAATCGTATGTGTAGCCTCGGGTCTGGCAGTATGTGTGCCATTCCTCAAGCGCCTCTATATCGATCTCACTGTCTGAGAGCGGGTTGAGGTTACAAACGCCCTGCAGCACATAGCGGAATAGGCTGGCAGGGTTGCTGCTTTTACGCACGACCCACGAGTCAGTGCCGGAGTCGTAGTCGGATACCAGCGTGCTCATGACGACATTGTACTGCTCGACCGATCCGCTCAGCTGATCGGTTGCCTTGATACGCATGGCGGATCCGCAAACGTTCTCAGCCGTGACAGGGGCGGTGTGGGTGACGGTTTTAAGCGCCGTCCAGAAGGCGGTGTCGAGTATTTGATCGTTTGCGCTATCTGCAGTCGTCCGGCGGATGCGAACATCGTACTGACCATTTGCAACAGGGAAGGTGTAGCTACGACGAAACGCCTGTGCCGTGGAGTGCGTTATTTCGATGCCATTGAATTTAACGCCGCCAGCAGCAACCCGCGCGGTGTTGCTTGCTGGATTCGTCACCAAAAAGTCGCTGGCATTTTGCATCTGACCAGACCACTGTGCCGGATTGCGGTTATCGGTGATCGTGTAAGTATGGACGGTGGTCGGAGCGATCGTCACCTCCTGCTTGACCAGTATGGTCGCCAGCAAGGTTTCCCCTGCAGGCAATGCTGGTGGGCTTATATATTGGATATTGCCTTCATCCAGCGCGGTCTGAGTGCCAGTTAGTATCTTTGCAACGCCGCTCGGGATATTCAGCACCACAATATCCTTCCGGTACCGATCACGGCCAAATCCATCATATCCCCGGATCGGCTGGATAGTTAGATCCTGAAGGGCATAGCTTTTAAAGCTGGTAGCGCCAGTCGACCAATTACTTGTGCCTGTGGGGGCATACTGCACCTCAAGCTGGACAGTGCGCCCGACACGCTGCCCTTGCGCGTTATACTCGGCAAGCCCACGGTCAAAGGTTACATCTACGATCAGCTCGTCTGCATTGGCTTGACTGGTGCGAGTGATCCAGCTTGCGGCGTTGCTGAGCAGGGTGTTAAAGCTATCCTGAAACACATCGTTCGAATATAGCCCGGTGCTGCTGTCAAGGTTGCCAGCCAGCCGATGCTCAAGCTGGACGTTTGTGAATAAGCTGAGGTCGGTTTCGCCTATTTTCAGCTCGGCGATCTCGCAATCCTCAGCCACACCATAGCAAAATAGCTGCCGGACATACTGATCATCATTGACGGTTTCAGTAAAGCCCCGGGCGGCCTGCTTCGGAAATACCCGATTTGTACCCAAATTCACTGGCACAACGCCATAAGGGTCTATGACGTTACTTGCCCCCTCGATGAATAGAGTCGGGCTTTCAGCGGCGTTATTTGCCACACTACGAGCGGCCGATTTAGGCTTAGGGGGTGGCGCAATCGCGTTAATCAGCAATTTACCCACTGCAGAGATTGCGAAACCAAACGCCTGACCGATGGTGAACTCGCCAAATAATACCGTTCCAGCGTTCAATCCTAACGACCCGGCAAGCGTAGCGCCCAGCCCCGGGGCAGCCACGGCAAGCACAACGCCCAGCACCAGGGCGAGGGGGCTTTTACCGCCGCCGCCACCTTGGGGGCATACACGGATATTAACCAGCGTATTGGCTGCAGGGCGCATATCGTCCCAGCGATCCATGGGGATCGGCACGCCATTGACGAACACGCGAAACTCACGCAATAGACCGATCTGGTCGCTTGCGTGGTGCTTCAGCACTTCACTCAGCGTCTGCCCGGTAGGGCAATCCACCACCTTTCTCAAGTTGGAGAATGGCAGCGGGGCTATAGCTAAATTAAACGTTTCCGACATATCTAAAAAATCCTAGCTTCCTTTTTTCCCACTCGGGTCTTGTGTAACTAACGTGCGCGGCGTTTTTTCCTTTCTCTATGTGGATCATGTGGTTGTCAACCGGAGTCACCACACCGACGTGCATCGGCAAGCCAAGGATCCGGAGAGACACCACATCGTATGGCTCCGCGTCCTCCTCGGCCACCTCCTGCCAGTCATCGCCTGTTTTTTCCTGGAATATCTTATTGCTGATCTGCTTCCGGTCTTTGTCGATATTGTCGTACTCCTCCAAATAATGCGGCAGCTCGATGCCCAGCTCGTTACGATATATCACACACACCAGCCCCCAGCAGTCGCAGCCGCCTTCATCGCGACCTTTTTCAGCAAACGGAATCCGAATATATTGATTGATGTTCATTAGAATATCCCTGGAAATTGGCTCGGTGTGAAACGGAGGGCGGGGCATGGCTCGTCCTCAAAGTATTTTATTGCTATATCGCCACTTACAATCAGGGCGTTATATTTGGTGTTTTTCAGCTTCAGGTTGGTAACGGTGGTCTCCACCGTGTCCGGGTCACTGGCAAGCACGACTTGCATGGTGACGGTGATAGCAGATGAAACGCTCCGGATAGCCTGGACTGCGCTGCGATCGACGTTATCGACCTCCAGCTTAGCTGCAGATATACCCTGGTCGGTTTCCGCTGGGAACACCGCGCGGAAAGGGCAGAATATATATTCGTTGCTGTTGGATAATATGCCGCGCACGCCTGCGGTGGGGAGTTCGTCTTTATTGTCGCTGGCAAAGCGTAAGGGCGCAGCAAGATCGGCATGCTCGAAGGTGATCAGCACGATATATATCTCGCTAACTGTCCGACTGTTCGCAGACGCGATGAAGTTGCTACTCAGGCTCCGGCTCATGGGATTATCTCAATATCTATGTTTGCATCGTACATTTTATGCCCCGACAGCTTAGGAGCCGGGGCTTTCACGAAGCGTGCTGTTACAGCCTCGCCAGTGATAGGATTCGTGTAGTCGAATGTCGCCGCGCCGGAGCTAACCGTGGTTTTGTAGAAGGTCATCAGCGTGTTGCGCTGCTCAAGGGTCAGCCGGATGATATAGGATAGCTGATCAGCTCCAAAGCTGAACTTTTTACGCACCTTATCAACGCCGGAGTCCATCTTGGTGCGGAGTAATAGGTCGGCCGGTGTTTCCTGCAGGGAATCAATGCGCGGGGCGGGGAGTGTGCTTGGATATGTTGGCATGTCTACCTCTTCGTCAATGTGCGCGATGCCAGGGCATTAAACGCGCTGTTCGTGTTACTGTTGGGATCCAGCATATTTTTAGCCGTGGCCTCGTCGATCTGCACGATCAGCTCTTTGCCACGTGATCCGTGCTGCTCCCGGGCAGTAACTTGAGACTGGCTGTAGTTGTTTATTATCACACTTTGCGCTCCACCACCACTGCCGCCTCGCATAGCGTCGACGCTGGCTTTGGTCATAACCATTTCACCCTGGTGCAGCTTGGCAACCATGTCCTTCTGGACGTAGTTGTTACCACTTGAAAAGCCCAAAAAGCTGCCGATATCGCCCAGCACGCCGTCAAGGATGCCGCCGCCGGAGCCTCCCCCGCCGAGCGCACCCTTGAGGCTGTCGGTAAACGGATCAATGAACTGCTGGCGCATAAGATCCCGGGCGATCCCCTCCAGGATATTGGTTACGCTGTCGCCAAAGTTCTCGAAGTCGAATATAGCCTCCTCTAGCGCATCGCCGAGGCTGTCCTTAATGATCTTAGCGTTTACCACTGCAGCGTCGCCCGTCTCGTCGAGCTTCTCTTTCATTTTTTCCTGATATTTAACGAACTCGTCGTCGGTGATCAGCTTCTCAT